ACTTTGACCCCTGACGCTGCCAGCGATCCCTTGCTCACGCATAAAACTACGGATCATTTGACCAGCTCTTGCATACCTGCTTAATTGACGTGCCATTTTGATCTCCTTTCGTGTTTATCAAAGACTACACCTTCAGTATATACCTATTTGGCATGGAGTCAAGTCTTTTTAAGGTTTATTTGAGGTGTATGATAAAAGCAACACCATAAAAATATTTCTTAAATCACTTGACACTATGCTTAATTAGTATGATACTAGAACTGTAGTAGAGATCAGTTCACGAAAGGAGCAAATCATGGAAGCACTAGCCCGGTACGGATACTTAGAGGTCCGAGGCATTTTAGAGATCCGAGTCATCTACATGGTAGCAATGGCAAAAGGTCACGCTGGTCGAGCTGCTGCTGCTCTTGCAGCAATAGCGGAACTTGAAGCTGCAGGTATTTATTAACTACGAAAGGAAATCAAAATGGAAAAGCAAAAATTCAGTTTTTACGGGTCAAACGTTTTCGAATGGAAGACCTCTGAAAACCTCAACGAAGTAACGGCTTGGTTTGAGAAACAAAAAGTATCGTATAGCTTGTTTTATCTCCCAGTGCCAAACGATACAAGTTACAAGATTGAGTTTTATACACCGCAGGTCGAAGGAGCCGTTTACCTCGGGACGTACAAAAACAAAAAAATCGTAACTGCATAAATTTAATCCGGGGGCTTCGGCTCCCATACGAAAGGAAATTGAAATGTCAACTTACTACCAAGACCTTGCAAAAAACAATCCAGCCAAGTTTGCTGATTTGAAGATCGTTGGAGACTCTGACAAGACTGCTCTCAAAAACATGATACGAGCTCTGCAGATGCTGCGGTGTATAAACACTCCAGCCGATGAGATCCGTTTAGCTGCTGCAAAGCGTTTGCTCCGTAACAGGTACTAAAAATATTTTGTTGTATTTGTTCCAAACCTAATGATTCTTGAGGAGCGCAGGGTTAGCCTAGCAGCATCTTGAGCTTTTTATCGCCATCCTTGATCCTGCCTTCAGCGACAATCTTCTTAGCGAATGAGATCATTCTCTCCCGCATAGCAGCTCTGTCGGTGTAGTCAGGAACTTGGTCGATCTTGCCTTCGGTTAAATAAGGAGGATCTCCGGTGTTGTTGTTGACAATCGTAATGTTGACTCGTTTGTCACCCTTGTAATGCTCGGCAATCTTCTTAATGTTTTCAGAAGCTTTGATATGAGCATCAAGCTGGGTATCCAATCGGACGGTCCGGGGGCGTTTCAAATTGAGCAATACGGCAAGGTCAAGAGACGCATTGGTGTAAACGATGTCCACGCCACCCTTAGTAATTTGAAGGGTTTGATCGATCTTGTCAGTAGAGGATTTAAAGTTGCCCAATACAGAATCAAAGGTCAAGCAATCTTCTTCAAGACCAAGCATATCTTTAGCCATCTTTTCAGATTCAGACTTGCCTGATCCACTACCGCCAGCCGTAAACATGGTGGCAGAGGTATCGTTGTTTTTCGCTTTTTGCTCGAGAGCGTCTTTCCAAATTACCTTGGACAAGTAAGAACTTGGCTCATGTACGGCTGCAGCCAATGATGGATCTTTTGCAAAATTTGGATCTAACTTCTTAACGAGGTCAGGATCTATTTTGTTTCCGAATGTTGCCTTGTATTCGGCAATCAGCTTCGGGGTGTCTTTTAGGATTTCTTCGTAAAAGCCGTCTTCAATACTTCGCTCATGGTCATTGAGTCCGGGTGAATGCTCGAATCCATGTTGGTCGACATATCCACCGTTAGGAAGCTCTTTGGTTTTTTTGAACCCGCTTGCTTGCGCTTGGCTGGATCCTGTCTTTTCCTCCAAAGGGAGATCTTTTTGAGCAGACTCAGGGGACTTTTCAGCAGATCCATGAGACTCACCTTTTACTTCTTTTTTTTTAGATTCTTTGGATTCAGGGGCTGCACTTGCGCCACCGGAACCGAATTGTCCGTTTTTTGCACGAGGATGATCTTCCTCTTTAAATTCTGCATCGTCTTGAGATACGCAATTAGGGACTTGCTTGCCGTCTTTGTCCTTCATGCCAAATTGCTCGTAACCTTCCCAGCAGGGATCTTTGTCTTGGGTTACTTGCAGCATCTTGCCAACAGGACCTTCGCCATCTTCAGGATCGGCAAAGTCTCCGTCAGTTGTTTTGTATGAGAGTTCCTCATTCTTTGGCAATGGTGTCCAAATACCGTCTTGCACCTTCTCGAAATCTTCCTCAGCGAGTTCCTCGCCTTCAGGGTCTTGATCTTCAAGAATACCGATTTCGTTGTAGCCGGACTGCTTGTCAGTTGCCACACGTTGACGCTCATCTTCGCTGCTGATAGCACCGGAGCCGATCAACGCTTGTCCAGCCTGAGCCTTAGCAAGGTTAGTCGCAGCCAATTCCTCGGCAGTTGGTGTATCGAGTGGAAGCCAGTTCAATGTAGTTTCGAGGTCGAGCTTTTTCTTGAGCTGTGGCTCTACAAAAGACTTGATAACCAGTTGATGATGACGCTCAGCGAATGGGGTCAGATCGTTTGATTGGATCGACTCCAGCATTTCGTGATAGCTTGCTTCCTCGTATTCGCCAGTGGCATTAAAGCCCTTCGGAGAAGTACCGAGCAGTTTAGTAGCTGGCACACCTGCAATAGCAGCCACAAGCTGATATTGGGTCATGATGAGGGAATCGAAGTCGGCTAGAGAAGTGTCGAACTGTTGGAATTCGTCACCTTCTTTATCGCCCAGTTTGACTCCGTAGTTGTCACGATAAGCAGCCCATTGCTGCAATCTTCCGATTGCTGCGTTGGTGTCGCTCATGACGGCTTCCATATCGGTTAGCCAAATTGTTGTCCGCTTGGACATTGCCAACTGAGGGGCTTCATTGGAAACTCGCTCGGCAGCATAGACTCGCTCCATGATCTGCTGAGTCAATGGCACACCGCCATAAATGTATTGGGGCTTGAGTACGTCTACTGGCTCGGCATGACGGAAAATGATTAAGTGGCTACGGTGAACCTTCTTACCGTTGATGATCCACCAAGTCGGCTCGTAGAAGTGCAGGGTATCCGGTTGGCTGGCAGAAGCACCGTCCAGCATTGGAGCTGTCCAGTACGGGTCAACTTGTACGATCCCTTTATAGGAACCTGCAGTCACGCCATCAATGTTGAAAGGCTTCTCGTAATAATCTTTGTCAGTCGAAATGACTTTAAACATTGCAATGCGAATGCCGAAAATTCGACCCTTACGGATGAATTCACGCATATTGAAATTGAGCTTGTACGCTTTGTCGTAAGCCTTGATGATCTTAACGGCTTCAGGATCTAGCTCGTCACCGTCAACGGTAACTACGTTGTAGCCCTTACGGATAGCATCATCGGCTGGCATAGCACAAGCCTTATTCACTAACCAGTTTTGCGCCAAGATACCGCATAACTGAGCACCGATAAAACCTTGTGAAACATACCAGCCAACTACTGCATCGGAAACGGTATTCATACCGTTTGCGTACATTTTGAAATTAGCTACTCCATTGCTGGAGTCATCCATAGCGTATTCGCCATAGAACGCTGGCTGAGTCTTTTTGATCGCTTCCAAAGAGTCAGCCAATTTGAATCGTTTAGCATCGGGATCGAGAATATCGAACGCATGAGTGCTGAATAGGCTTTTACGAGCCTTGGGCTTAATAGGTTCTTGTTGAACCTCTGTCTTTCCTTTTAGCCACTTAAACATAAAATCCTATCCAAAGAAACTCTTGCGAGGAATCATTATTTCAGAAAACGCTCTTGATAGTGAGTCCACTTGGTCATCATGTGATCCATTGGGGAATATTCGCATTTCGTTTATCAAGGGTGCATTCCAATCTCCTCGAAGCATTAATACGTTACCAATATTAACTTGAGCAGCAAACGGCTCTGCTCTCGTGATTTTGTCGCCCGACTCGGGTGAGCTTTTGACAGTATATCCTGACAATGCTCGGGTTAGGTACAAGACTTGCGTTTTACCTGCTTGACCGGGATCTTGCGGAATGCTCACTTTGACGGCTTTTCCATCAAGTGCAGCCGTATTAACCATTGCTGCGTCACGCTGATCGGGACCCACACGCAGTCGAACCATATCTGCAATAACAAACCTGCCATCCGATAATCGCCCAAGTTTTCCTCCCGCAGTGTAGT